AAAGATGGTAAAACATATAAATTAATGAAACACTCAGGTAAGTTTGTTAAACATAAAGGTGCAAGTTTAACAGCTAACTTTGCAATTCAAAAGGTTCACAAAAAATAATGGCTACTACATATCTTGAGATAACTAATGAAGTATTAAGAGAACTCAACGAAGTTCCACTAACTGCTGCAAACTTTACAAATGCTACAGGTATTCAGAAGTTTGTTAAAGATAGTATAAATAAATCTATATTTGATATAGCCAATGAAGAACCTCAATTACCTTTCTTTGCTGCTAACGTAAGCGGAGTTACTGACCCTTTTTATGGTAACGTAACTGTTCCTTCAGTAGCAGGACAAAGATGGTATACATTAAAGTCTGATAGTTCTAGTATCACTACAGACTATTCATCAATAGACTGGGATGATTTTTATGTTACAACTATTAATGTAGATGGAGAAACAAGTCCTTATGTTTCAAAAGGATTAAAGTTTTTAACTCTTGCAGATTGGAAAAGATACTACAGAGATAGCGAAAACGAAGATGATGCTAACTCACAAAACTATGGAGAACCTAAATTTGTTATTAAGTCTCCAGACAATAGAAAATTTGGATTGAGTCCAATACCTGACAAGGTTTATAATATACACTTTTATGCTTTCGTAAGACCGACTGCTTTATCGGCTTATGACGATACAATCGTTTTACCAGAGCAATACAGTAATATAATAACAGCAAGAAGTCGTTATTACATTTGGCAGTTTAAAGAAAGTCCTCAACAAGCAGCTTTCGCATTGGATGACTACAAAAAAGGTATGAAACATATGAAATCAAATCTTATGAATCCAGCTCCAAAGTATATGACAGACGATAGAACTTACTTTTAATTTATGGCACGTTCACAACCTTTTACCGTAGCATGTGCAGGTGGTTTAAATAAATCATCTAACTCTATAGACTTGTTACGTACACCCGGAGTAGCTACAGTTTTACAAAATTTTGAATCTTCTACTTCTGGAGGATACAGACGTATTAATGGTTTTACTAAATATAAAGTTGGTGATGTTACAGCTACACAGCCTACAGGTGGAACAACTAATATATTAGGAGTGTTTCCATATGCAGATGGTGTTATAGTAACTGCTGGTACAAATATTTATTTTAGTAACGATGGAGCTACATGGTTACAAATAAATAAATTATCTGCAGGTGGTGGTGATGACCATACAACCTTTACAGGTAAGTCAGCTACTGCAAGAACTGGACAAGAACAATGTCAGTTTGTACTTTTTGAAGGTGCAACATTTGATTACGGTGAAGTAATTATAGCTGATGGTGCTAATAAGCCTTGGTCTTTTAGAATGGAAGGAACAGGAGCTTTAGATACTAGAACATTTTTTACTAGCGAAATAACTGTAGATGGTACTAATGGTGTAAAATATATTACTATCCATGACCATCATTTAATTGCAGCAGGGGTAGGAGATAATTTAAACACAGTATATTACAGTGTTTATAATGACCCTGATAACTTTACAGGTACTGGTGCAGGTTCAGTTCAAATATCTGATAAGATACAAGGTATAAAAGGATTTAGAACAGACTTAATAGTTTTTGCTGAAAACAGTATACATAAATTAATTAATATTAATGATAGTAATTCTATTCGTATAGACCCTATTACTGAAAACGTAGGTTGTCTAAGTGGCTACAGTATTCAAGAGATTGCTGGTGATTTAATATTTTTAGCACCAGACGGATTAAGAACAGTAGCAGGTACATCAAGAATTGGTGACGTTGAGTTAGGTACAGTTACTAAAGCAATACAGCCTATTATAACAGAACTAGCAGAAAATGTCAATGAATATATAATAAATAGTGTTGTTTTAAGAGATAAATCACAGTATAGATTATTTTATAGTGATACAGACTTGACAAATGCTTCACAAAAAGGTATAATAGGTACATTAAGACCTAATGGTTTTGAATGGTCTGAGACGTTAGGAATAGAAGTTACAGCAATTAATTCTGGATTTAACAATAATGGTATAGAAAAATTCTTTCATGGTGATACAGATGGTTATGTATATACTCATGATTTTGGTGACAACTTTGATGGTGCTGCAGTAGATGCTAGATATCAAACACCTAACTATGATTATGGTGACTTAGGAACTTTAAAAACTTTACATTATATTAAACTTTCTATAGGTCCAGAAAATGAAGTTCAGCCTACACTAAGAGTTAGGTTTGATTATGATAGTAACGAAACACCACAACCAGAAGATTATATATTAGATTCTGTACCAGCTCCCTCTATATTTGGTAGTGCTTTATTTGGCACTGCAAAATTTGGAGCATCAGAACAACCTTTAGTTAGATTAGCATTGCAAGGTAGTGGTTACTCTAACAGCTTTAGAGTATTAACAAACGATACAAACGCACCTTATACAATAAACGGACTATACATAGATTACATTCCATCAGGTAGGAGATAAAAACAATGGCAGGTTATACAAGACAAAGTACATTTGCAGACGGAGATACAATTACTGCTGCTTTATTTAACAATGAGTTTAACCAACTTTTAAATGCATTTAGTAATACAAGTGGACATAAGCATGACGGTACAGCAAATGAAGGACCAGTAATAGGTCTAATAGGTGATGCAGGTGAGACATCTCCAAATAATAAAGTATTAATAGATACTACAAATAACTATATAGAATTTTATGTTGAAGTATCTTCAGCACCTGTACAACAATTATATATTGCAGATGGAGCTATTATTCCTGTCACAGATAGCGACATTGATTTAGGTACAACAAGTTTAAGATTTAAAGATACATATACAGATACAGTTACTACTACCGGTAATGTTAGTATCGGTGGTGATTTAACTGTTACAGGTAGTGCAACTATCTCAGGTAATCTTACATTCGGTGATGCAGATACTGATAGTATTAACCTAGCTGCTGAAATTGATTCAGATATTATTCCTAACACTGATGGTACATATGACTTAGGAAGTGCTACAAAAGAATGGCAAGACCTTTACATAGATGGTACAGCTAACATAGATAGTCTTATAGCTGATACAGCAGACATTAACGGTGGTACAATTGATGGTGCTACCATAGCAACTTCAGATATAACTGTAGGAGCTGGTAAAACTTTAGACGTTTCATCAGGTACATTAACTTTAGCAGATGACCAAATTTCTGGTGATAAAGTTGAAGGTGGTACAATAGCTGCTACAACTATTACTACATTAACTTCAACAACTAGTAACATTACTAATGTGAATGCTACTACAGTAGATTCTACAAATATTGAAGTTACAAATTTAAAAGCTAAAGATGGTACTTCTGCAGGTTCTATAGCAGACTCTACAGGTGTTGTAACACTTGCAAGTTCTGTATTAACTACAACAGATATTAATGGTGGAACTATTGATGGTTCTACTATAGCTACATCTGATATTACAGTTGGAACTGGAAAAACTTTAGATGTCTCTGCAGGTACTTTAACACTTGCTGATAATCAAATATCAGGTGATAAAGTTGAAGGCGGTACAATAGCTGCAACAACCATAACAGATTTAACTTTTGGTAGCCTTAACGATGGCACCATAACTGTTACAGCTTTTGCAGATGAAGATGATATGTCTTCAGATAGTGCTACATTAGTTCCAACTCAACAATCTGTAAAAGCTTATGTAGACTCTCAGGTCACTGCACAGGACTTAGATTTCCAAGGTGATAGTGGAGGTGCTTTAAGTATTGACCTCGACTCTGAAAGCCTTACAATCGCTGGTGGGACTGGTATAGATACTTCAGGAGCTACTAACACTTTAACAGTTGCAATAGACTCTACAGTCGCTACACTTACAGGCTCACAAACTTTAACAAACAAAACACTTACAACACCAATTATTAGTTCTATATCTAATACTGGTACACTAACTTTACCAACTTCAACAGATACATTAGTTGGTAGAGCTACAACAGATACTCTTACAAATAAAACACTTACAAGTGCTACACTTACAAGCCCTGTAATCAATACAGGTGTATCCGGTACAGCTTTCCTTGACGATGATACGTTTGCAACTGCAAGTGCTACAACATTAGCATCTTCAGAATCTATTAAAGCTTATGTAGATACTACAGTTGCTGCAACTAATGAAGTTGTAGAAGATACAACCCCTCAACTTGGTGGTGATTTAGATTTAAATTCAAGTGATATAACAGGTACAGGTAACATAAACATTACAGGTACTATACAATCTTCAGGAAATATAACAGGCACATTAGCTACAGCAGCTCAACCTAATATTACAAGTGTTGGTACGCTTACAGGTTTTACTTCTACAGGTATTGACGATAATGCTACTGCTACAGCTATAACTATTGATAGTAGTGAGAATATTGGAATTGGAACGAGTAGTCCACAAAACAACTCAGGCAGAACCACATTAACATTATCTAATGCTACTAACGGCGGTATTTTAGAAATTTTTGGACCGTCTGCTGCTAGACAACTTTTAATTTATAACGATACAGGTGAATCTCGTTTTGAAACTTTATCAGGTGGTTCTGAAGATATAGTATTTAGACCAAACGGAAGTGAATCTGTAAGGTTTGATTCTTCAGGCAGAGTTGGAATTGGAACTGCTAGTCCTAACTTTAAACTTGAAAACACAACTACAGCAGATATTGGCAATAATACTGAATATACAACAACTAGATATGCTTTTGGTCGTGCTGCAACTCCTTGTTATATAACTGCATTTAGAGAGTC